TGGAAGTGTGATTGCACCATCTGCATCATTTACTTTGATAACTTTACCTGCGTGAGCAGCAAAAGTTAAAGTAGTTTCTGCTGTGATGTTTACAACCGCATCAGGTCCCGCAGTAACAAATCCTCTTAAAGATTTTACCGGTCCTGAAAATGTAGTTTGTGCCATAGTATTATCCTCCTAGTTCCGTTTATGTAGTCTCTAGGCCGTCGACTATACGCGTCTACATAAACTGATTTTTGTATAGTGGCAAAACTATATACTACATTTTAGTAGAGTGCAAGAGAGCCTGTAATGTGGAGTGGATTTTTTCCAACGATGTAGCTTTTTGTTAAGTAGCTACAGAAACTTGTGGAGCAATGGCATCAACTTTATTCTGCAAATGAGCTTGTTTAGCTTCTGCAGCTTTTATATGTTGAACGATCTTTTTGACTTGGTCATCGATCCTTACCATATTGAGAGTATATCTACCCTCGTTAAGATGCTCTTGCTTCCATTTCAGGTCCAGGGTTTCCTTCTCTTTGTAGAGATCCTGGATGTGCGTTTGCATCGTCATTTATAACCTCCTCATAGGTTATTCTATATTTGTCTGAAGCATATACGTTTGCTCCGACATATTCCCATTTTATATCATTTACTCCTAGTTTGTCAACTATAGCTTGTTCAAGGGAAATAGGGTCATCGTTAGATGACACTTCAAATTTTGCGTAGTGATCGTATGCGTTTATTGTAACTATAAATTTTTTCATGGTTTTTCTTTCTATTTTGTAATTGTGGCGGAACAATGTCCCGCCACAAAAATTTAGATATTAAGCACCTGGTGATGCAAAGATACCTCTGAAGTCAGATACGCCGAAGCTGTATCTTTCTCTAGCTTTGTATCTTACGTTACCAGTATCAAAGTCACCTTCCATTGCAGTTTTGATAGGTGATCTTTCGAAATACTTCATGCCGTTAGGTACATCAGTAATGATGTAGAACGCATCTGTGTCAGTTAAAAAGTTATTAACTCTGTAACCTTGTGGGATCATACCCATAGACACGATTGCATTTACATCGTTATCTGCTGTTCCAACTCTACCTTGAGATTTCATTAATCTCTCAGCTGTGAACTGAAGCTCAGAAGGGATGATCATTTTAACACCTCTTGCAGCAATTTTCAGACCTCTTTCGTCTGTCATTGCAGCGATGTCAATTAATGACTGCTCTAATGAAGTTTCGTTCAAGTCAGCCGCTGTACTTAATGTATTAGATACAGTTCCAGAAACAGTCGGGTGAGATGTGTTAAATAAACTAACACCATCACCTGAAGTAAAGCTTCCAGATGGTAGACCGTTAATCAGTGGATTAACAGATTTGACTTGTTTAGTATTCGCCATAGATCTAGCTAATGCTTTTGTATATCTACTAGCAAGTCTGTCATACAAGTTATCCTCAATAGCTTCTTCAGTTATTGCAAAAGCAAGAGCTACAGTTTCGTGGCTGTATCTCGCAGTGTAAGTTTCTTGAGCATTGTCAAAAACAACTCCACTACCTTCTGGTTTAACTTGAGCTTGAGCAAAACCTGATAACATAACTTCTTCTTCAAACGCTCTG